TGGGAAAATATTTCGCACAAATGGAGTTTAAAACCGAAATGAAATTGAACTATTTAAAAGAAAAACTTGATAAAAAGCGCCCTAGAGCATTAACAAGATATAAGTATTACGACATGAAAAACGGCGTAAAAGATTTAAACATTGCAACGCCTACAGCGTTAAAGGCGTGGATGTCTTCACTAGGTTGGTGCGCTTCGGCGGTTGATTCATTGGCGGACAGATTGAGCATCTACGATTTTAAAAATGATGTGCTGGACATGAAAAGCATTTTCATGGCAAACAATGACGAAATACTTTTTGATTCTGCCATATTGGGCGCGCTAATTACTTCATGCGACTTCTTTTATATTCATAGGAACCCGGACGGAAGCGCAGCGGTTGAAATCGTTGACGGTTCAAACGCAACCGGTATTATTAACCCTAATACCTACATGCTGGAAGAAGGCTACGCCGTTTTACGACGTGACGAAGCGGGAAACCCAGTAATCGAAGCACATTTTTTACCGGGGCAAACCGTATTCTATGAAAACGGCCGCGCTGTAAGCACAGAAACATATAATTGTTTATACCCTTGCTTAGTGCCGATCATGTACAGACCGGATAGCACTAGACCTTTTGGACATTCAAGAATAAGCCGCGCTTGTATGGATTTACAGGATAGCGCGGTTAGAACCTTAAAGCGTTCAGAAATTACGGCGGAGTTTTACAGCTTTCCGCAAAAATATATTTTAGGTATCGACCCGGACGCAGCGGACGCAATGGACAACTACGAAAAGTGGCGCATGACTATAGCCAGCATCCTGGGCATTACTTCCGATTCTAACGGAGAAAAACCGACCGTAGGACAGTTCCAACAGGCAAGCGCAACGCCACATATTGAACAGTTGCGCATGTTTGCCAGCGCTTTTGCTGGTGAAACAGGATTAACTATCGACGACATGGGTTTTCCTTCAGACAATCCAAGCAGCGCCGAAGCAATCAAAGCAAGCCATGAAAAGCTTAGATTAAAAGCAATCAAAGCGCAGAAAGTCTTTTCTATTTGTATTAAAAATGCCGGCGTTGTAGCTGCTTCAGTCTATAACAATAAGCCTATTAGCAACAATGTGGCCAATTTAACCCGCGTTTTATGGGAACCTGTATTTACTCCGGATGCAAGCGCACTTTCTATTATTGGGGATGGAGCAATTAAAACAAATAACGCTATTCCTGGCTATTTCGATAAGGAAAACATGCGAGAATTAACAGGCATAGAAGCAGCCAAACCAAGTGAAGAATAATGACACAAAAAGAACTTAATGCAGCCATAAAGGCGAGCCTGGACAATTACATAAAGACAGATAGCACGCTGAAGGTTTTAAATAAAAAAGTCATTGCCGGAACTGCCACGCAGAAAGACATATTAACATATGCCGACAAGCTAGGAGCAAGGGCCAGCAAGTTTTTAAAAGATGCCAATATGAGCGAAGCAGTTAAGGCCACAGCGGATTTACTACCGGAAGGCGTAAAGACAAGCCTAAAGCTTACCCATGGAGATATAAACGACTTCGCGGCAGCAGTCCAAAAAGGCATAGATAAAGCGGACGGCGTAAAGCTTAAAGCCATACCGGCAAAATACCCAAATGAAAGGGTAGACGCTTTAGCACAGAAAATTAGCGACATGATCGCCAAAGGTGAACTGGCAGAGGTTGAAACCTTACTAGGGGAGCCTATTAAAAATATATCGCTTTCGTTTGTGGATGATTTTATAAAAGCAAACGCAGAAGCTAGAAGCATGGCGGGCATGCGTCCTAAGATTGTTAGAACGCCGGACGCACGCGCATGCAGATGGTGCAAGAACCTGGGCGGCACATATGATTATGAAAGCCTTGGAAATAGTAGCGACGTTTACAAAAGGCACGATAATTGCCATTGTTTAGTTGAGTTTATCAACGGCGAATTTTCGCAAAACGTCCATACCAAAGCAAAAACAATGCTTAGCACGTCGGCGGTTAAAGCATTAGAAAAGGCGGCAGCACCTAAAAAAATATCGGTTGAAGCCTTGGCCTTGCTGGAAGAATTAGCGAACCAATGAGAACCGGAAGACAAACGCCGACACAATCGTTTATATTGCCGTATACAGACACAAAAGGCAATATAGCCGTTAAAATCTACAATCAGACAAACAAGACGGCCCAAGAATGGCAAGAATGCCTTATCTATGACATTATGGCCGTTAATGATGACGGCCTATGGACGCACACAAAGTTTGGGTATTCTGTACCGCGTCGAAATGGTAAAAATGAACTTATCATTTTGCGCGAACTGTACGCACTTATAGAAGGCGGCGAAAAGGTACTACATACCGCCCACAAAACGACAACATCACACGCCGCTTGGGAGAGATTAAGAACAGCACTACAGCAACTTGGCTATGTAGAAATCACCAAGAAACGCAAAGACTTGCCGGAAAAATGCTTTACAGCCTTCAAGCAATTTGGCCTTGAAAATATTGTTATTGTAAACGGTGGAACTGGTTCAATTAACTTCAGAACCAGGACGGCAAACGGCGGACTTGGTGAAGGCTACGACCTTTTAATTATTGATGAAGCCCAAGAATATACAGACGACCAAGAAACAGCTTTAAAATACGTTGTTTCAGATTCTAAGAACCCACAAACTATTTACTTAGGCACACCGCCTACAGCAGTAAGCCACGGCACAGTTTTTACAAAGTACCGAAAGAAAACGCTGCAAGGCGGCAGAGAAAATAGCGGCTGGGCCGAATGGTCAATGCCAGGGCTAACCGATTGCCGCAATAAGGATGCTTGGTACGAAACAAACCCATCTTTAGGCGTGATCATTTCAGAACGTTCAGTAACGGACGAACTGGGCGAAGATAACATAGATTTCAATATACAGCGCCTTGGCGTGTGGTTAGAGTACAACCAAAAAAGCGAAATCACGAAGCAAGAATGGCTTGAACTCAATTTAAAGAACATTAGCGCACAGCGTCTAAAAGGCAAACTGTTTATTGGTATCAAGTTTGGCAAAGAATTGCCTAGGACATCTGTAAGCATTGCTTGCAAAATGGAAGACAAAAATATATTTGTAGAATGCCTAGACAATAGGCCAAGCAAAGCGGGCGTAGATTGGATAATAGGCATCTTAAATAGCTTAGACTGGGCGGAAGTCGTAGTAGATGGCGCCGCCGGCCAAATGGAACTTGAAAACGCTATGAAAGATGCCGGCATCAGAAAAAAGCCAATATTGCCAACAGTAAAGGAAGTAATAAACGCAAATACAAAGTTTGAATTAGCAATAGAAAATCAGACTTTAAGGCATTGCGACCAGCCAAGTGTAGAACAAGCCGTTAGCAATTGCGAAAAAAGAGCAATTGGAAGCAATGGCGGATTTGGATATAAAGCACTCCGAGAAGAAATAGACATAAGTATTTTAGATAGCATCATTTTAGCGCTGTGGGCTTGTGAGAATTGCAAGACAACAGCAAAGAAACAAAAAATAGTTTGTTAAAAGAAGCACTTAGGCAAAAGCCAAGTGCTTTTTTTATAAATTTACGCTAACGGCGCGGTAAGCCGGGAAAGGAAAAAAATTATGGATTTACAAACACCTATCACCACGCAAGAACAGCTTGACGAGATCATCAAGGGACGCCTTGACAGAGAAAAAGAGAAGCATGCCAAAGAATTGGAAGGCTTCAAGAATTTAGAAGCAGAAAAAAAGACACTTGCGGACGAACTGGCCGGAATTAAACAGACGGCAGCAGAAGAAGCAACAAAACACGCCGCAGAAGTTGCGGCACTCACCGAGAAAGTGCAAGGTTACGAAAAGAAAGAAGAACGTAACAAAATAGCACTTGAAAACGGTTTGACAGCAGAAGCAGCGCAGTTTATCACCGGTACAACGCCGGAAGAAATGAAAGCACAGGCGGAAGCGCTTAAACGCATCACAGCAGCGCCAAGCCCCGGCGGAATGTTTGACGATCCAGCACCAGCAACAGCAGAAGAAAGAAAGGCCAAAGCAGAAAGAGAAGGCCTTCGCAAAATGCTGGGAACTATGAACCTAAACAACCAAAAGTAGAAGAAAAGGAGAAAAACAAATGCCAGCAGTACAGAACAGTACAGGGATTTTCCCGGCTACAGTAGTAGAAACAATTTTCAACAAAACCAAAGGACACAGCACACTTGCTAGACTTTCCGGCCGCGAGCCTGTAGACATGACAGGCAGCGAAGTTGTAACCTTCACTTTTGACGGTGAAGTAAATATTGTAGGAGAGAGCCAGCCAAAGACAAACGGCGGCATTACAGTAGCACCGGTAATGATGCAGCCTATTAAAGTAGAGTACGGCGCTAGAGTATCAGACGAATTTATGTATTGTGCCGAAGAAAAGCAAATCGAATTTTTGACAGCGTTTAATGATGGCTATAGCCGCAAACTGGCTAGAGCGCTGGACATTATGGCAATGCACGGCGTAAACCCTAGAACCGGCGCAGCATCCAACCTTATCGGTACAAACAGTTTCGACACCAACACAGGCGTAACAGTTATCACTTACGACGCTTCCGCAGTCTATGACAACTTAGACGCAGCAGTTACAGCACTGGGCGACAACGACGTTACAGGCTACGCGCTTGGAAAAGACTTTTCTTCCAAGCTGTCAAAAGTAACAGTTGGGAACGATAGACCTTTTGCGGCTTTCCAGCTTGGCGGAAATCCTGGAGCGCTTAACGGCGTGGCAGCAGACGTAAACAGCACCGTAGGAGTAGGCGACAAAGACAAAGCAATCGTGGGCGACTTCGAAAACGCTTTTAAATGGGGCATTGCAAAGGACATTAGATTCGAAGTAATCCCTTACGGTAATCCGGACAACTCCGAACTTGGCGACCTTAAAGGCCATAACCAGGTATTCCTTCGCGCTGAAACCTATATTGCATGGGGTATCTTAGACGCAGCAGCATTCTCCAGGGTTGCAGCTGGGGAGTAAAGAAAGGCGGCCTTTATATGCTTTACAAAAATAAAGTAACCGGTGAAGTAATCGAAGTAAACGCGAAGATCAGCGGCGGAAATTGGGAGCCTGTAAAGGCTCCTAAAAAGGCCGAAGAGAAAGCACCAGCAGAAGAAAAGAAAGGCACAAAAAAGAAATGAGTGAACCAGCAAACTACGCCACAATTGAAGACATGGAGCAGCTTTGGCGGCCAATGTCGCAAGCTGAAAAAGACAGGGCTAACGGCCTAATCCCTATTGTATCGGCCGAACTTAGAACCGAAGCAAGGAAAGACGGAAAAGACCTTGACGCCATCATTGCAGAAAATCCGGATATAGGCACTATTGCTAAATCCGTAACCGTGGACGTTGTGGCGCGGGCGCTGAACACTTCCACGACTGGGGAACCAATGACACAAGAAAGCCAAAGCGCACTTGGCTATACTTGGAGCGGTTCTTATTTAGTGCCTGGTGGTGGCTTATTCATTAAAAAAAGCGAACTTGCAAGGCTTGGCCTAAAGCAACAGAGAATTATGGCGGTGAATATCTATGAAGATAAAGGGCATAACTGTTAAATTATATAATCAGATTCCACAAGGCCCGGACAGTTTCGGCAATGAAACATACCAGGAAACGGAAGTAGACGTAGAAAACGTGTTAGTTTCTCCGGCGTCTTCTGATGATGTAATAAGCAGCCTAAACCTTTACGGAAAGAAAGCGGTTTACACGCTGGCTATTCCAAAAGGTAATACAAACATTTGGGAAGATCAGATAGTGGAGTTTTTCGGACAAAAATACAGGGTTTATGGTTTTGTAGTCCAAGGCATAGAAGACAATATTCCACTAGAGTGGAACGCAAAAGCATGGTGTGAAGTCTATGGGTAAAGTAAAGATTGTACTAAATCGCGAAGGAGTAAGGGATTTACTTAGAAGCGACGAAATGCAAAGCATTCTTAGAGAACACGCCAACGCGGCGCTTGGCCAGCTTGGCGACGGCTACGAAGTAACGGAGCAAGTCGGCAGAAACAGAGCCAACGCGCAAATTGCGGCAACAGAGCCAAAAGCCTACTATGATAACTTGAAAAATAACACTATTTTGAAAGCTGTACGAGGTTCATAAGATGAACATTGAAGCATATTTATATGAATACTTGGCCGAAGCCTTGGAAGGCGAAGGCGTAAAAGTAGCAACAGAAATTCCCAAAGAACAGTATAAAAAGTTGGTTGTATTTGAGCAGACAGGAAGCACAACTAACAATTGCATTGTTAGCACCACTATAGCAATACAATCTATTGCAGATTCTAGGCAAGCGGCCGCCCTGTTAAATGACAGGGTTAAAGAAGCCATGGCCGGATTTACAAGCCGCGAAGAAGTCGCACGCTGTGAACTTAACAGCGACTACAATTTTACAGACACGCAAACAAAGCGTAATAGGTATCAAGCCGTATTTGATATTGTTTATTACGCTTAGAAAGGAGCCAAAGAAATGGCAAATAACAATACTGAAAATGTAACAGCCGGCAAACCAAAAATTGGCGGTTCAATTTTCCGCGCACCAATTGGCACCACATTGCCAACGGACGCAATTACAGCATTGCCGGCGGCATTTGAAAACCTGGGCTATATTTCCGAAGACGGCGTAACAAACGCAAACAGTACAGAAAGTGAACAGGTGAAAGACTGGGGCGGCGTGAATGTCCTTACTACAAAGACTTCCGAAGACGATACTTTTAAATTCGCAATGATCGAGTTTAAAAGAAAAGCAGCGCTTCAAACTTATTGGGGTGATGATGCCGTTACCGGTACAGACGTAGAAAGCGGCCTTTCCGTAGCAGTTGGCGGAAACGAAGACCAGGCACATGTATACGTTATCGAAAAAGTCTTAAAAGGCGGCGTGTTACAGCGTACCGTTATTCCTTCCGCTACAGTAAGCGAGAAAGAAGACATTGAGTATACAAACGCCGACGCGGTAGGCCTTGGCGTAACGCTTGCATGTGATGCAGACGCAAACGGACATACTCACTATGAGTATTTGCAGAAAGCGCCGGTAAGTGAAGGCGAGTAAAAGAAAGGGGTAGGCTATGGCCAACAGTACAAAAGCAAACGTTGCAAAGGGAACCACTAAAAGCGGTTTTAACTTTGCAATTGACAAAGAAGTTTTAGACGATATGGAACTTATCGAAATGCTTGCAGATGAAGCGAATGGAGATATTACCCTTTTGCCAGCAATCTGCGAAAGCGTTCTAGGTGAGAAACAGAAGAAAGCACTTTATGAACATGTCAGAGAAAAAAACGGAAAGGTAAAAATTTCCGTGATTGAAAAAGAACTGGTTGAAATGTTCAAGCTGCTGAAAGCAAAAAACTGATAACCCTAGCCTACATGATGGCCAAGAACAAAGACGAACTTCTTTGCGACTTGGCCGAATACTACCACATTTATGACATAAAAGCGCTACCAGCCACAAAGGTAGCGCTTTTTGCGTGTGGGTTAAGGGAACAAAGTAGAGTGGTAAAAGCAATTAAAGGCAATAAACCGGACTTTACAACGATATTATTAGCCAAGATTGCAGACAGCACAAGCTATTTAGCATGGGCGCAAACGAAAGAAGCAAGAAAAGGCGGAAAGCCGCCTAAATTCATTACGCCTATGATTTTAGGACAGGATAAAGAAGAAGATAAGCAAGTTAATTTTGAAAGCCCGGAAGCCTTCGAAGCCGAGCGGAAAAAATTACTTGAAAGCATAAAGAAAGGTTAAAGCATGGCAACGGAACTTTCTAAAGCGTATGTGCAAATTATACCGTCAGCCGAAGGCATAAGCGGTAAAATTAAAAATCTAATATCACCGGAAACGGCCAGCGCTGGGGATAGTGCCGGCGCAAGCCTTGGCGGTTCCCTAGTTGGAGCATTTAAAAAAGTGCTTGTGGGCGCTGGTATTGGCACGGCATTTAAACAGGCGCTTTCCGAAGGCGGCGACTTACAGCAGTCTTTCGGTGGTATTGATACACTTTACGGCGAAGCAGCAGATGCCGCCAAGGCTTATGCAGCAGAAGCGGCCAAGGCTGGTATATCTGCGAACGACTTCGCAGAACAAGCCGTTAGCTTTGGCGCGGCCTTAAAATCAGCCTTTGAAGGCGATACAACCAAAGCAGTAGAAGCGGCAAACACGGCTATTATGGATATGGCTGACAATGCGGCGAAGATGGGCACCCCTGTTGAATCAATCCAAGCGGCGTACCAGTCTTTCGCGCGTGGGCAATATGTACTACTTGACAATTTGAAGCTTGGCTACGGCGGAACAAAAACCGAAATGGAAAGGCTACTTGCTGACGCCGAGAAAATCAGCGGCGTGCATTACAACCTAGACAACCTGGGCGACGTTTACGAAGCCATCCATGTAATCCAAGGCGAACTTGGATTAACAGGCGTAGCAGCAGAAGAAGCAAGCACCACTTTAAGCGGTTCGGCTGGGGCCATGAAGGCGGCTTTTACAAACGTATTAGCTAACCTTTCGTTAGGTAATGACATAAAGCCAGCACTAAACACACTATTTACGACTACATTCCAATTTTTAAATAACAACCTACTTCCCATGATTGGCAATGTGCTGCAAGGCTTGCCGGACGTAATAGGCGGCCTAACCGGTATTGTAGACAGCCTTTTAAATAGCATTGCAAATAATTCTGATCAGTACATAGATGCCGGAGTAAATCTTGTTAGCAATTTAGCAAATGCAATTATAACAGCCGTGCCGTATATGTTAGAAGCGGCTTACAACTTGGCTAGTTCATTGGTTGAAAGCCTAGTAAATTACGACTGGGCTACAGCGGCAAACAATTTTATCACGACATTAAAAGACAATATGAACTTAATGGCCGGTGAAATCTTCGGCCAAGATGCCTTTATTGTAAACGATATTTTAGCATCCATCACGGCAAGCTTGCCAACACTACTACAGGGCGCCCAAAGCATTGTTACTAGCCTTGTAAGTGGCATACAACAGGCTTACCCCATGATTATGCAAGCAGAAGTAAACACAATCAATTCTTTTGCAATGTTTGTTTTACAGAATGCGCCAAGCATCCTTCAGACCGGTGTTAATATCATTATGACTTTAATAAACGGTATTGCAACGGCATTGCCACAACTTGCGCTTGCAGTTATTGAGATTGTGGGAAGCATTGGCACTTATTTAATTGAACACTACCAGGAAATTGTAGATTTAGGCATAGACCTAGTAACACAGTTAGTAAACGGCTTAGTTGATGCGGTGGCCTTAATCATTGAAGCCATGCCGGAAATTATAAGCGCCATTGTAGATACACTTTTAGAAGTTGACTGGCTGAAGCTTGGCGGTGACATTGTAACCGGTATCGTTAAAGGTATTAAAGCCATGGCCAGCACTTTAATAAAAGCAATTCAAGACCTTGCTAAAAGTGCTTTTGATGCAGTTAAGGACTTTTTCCAAATCGGAAGCCCTAGCCGTTTAATGGCGGACGAAATCGGCCATTGGTTGCCGCCTGGTCTTGCAGTCGGTGCCGAAGAAAACGAAAGGCCACTAATGCAAACCATGGAAGACATGGGCACAAGCACAATCAAAGCATACGAAAGCGGCTTAGACTATAGCAGCATACAGGCGCCACAGTATGACGGCACAAGCGACATTGCAGTTATTGCCGCACTTCTTTCCAAGTACTTGCCTGGATGTGCTGAAAAAGTCGTGCTGGATGGAGAAAGCCTTTTAAATGGCATAAACAGAGGGTTAGGAATGGAAGGAATGGCGGTACTATGAGAGAGTTTTACTTGATGAACGCCGACGGCGCTACATGGAATTTAACAGATAAAAACACAACCTTTTTACATTCCGTAACCGGTTTAGGCTATGACTACGACCAAGAAACCCAGCAATTTGGCAATCATTACAAAACGCTTTATGAGGTACTAAGACAGAAAGAACTTTCCGGCCCCGTGTACTTCAATAAAGAAGACCACGAAAGTAATTACCATAACTTTATTAGATTTTGCCAAAATAAACCGCTTACGCTGGTTTATAAGCCGGAAAATGAAGAATACCAAATAAAAGGAAGCGTGGCCAGCGTGGAAAAGTCGGAAGCGAACACGCTAACGGCCAACATTACTTTTAAGGGTGCAACGCCATGGTATAAGGTAATAAGGACGATTAACAACGGTAGCATTTCAGACGTTGGCGGCTATCCTTACACTTATGATTTTACCTATCCGGATGAAGCGCCGCAGACGCTGGCCATTATGTCGGATTCCTTCACGGAAAGTCCGGTAAGATTGGAAATTTTCGGCCCGGCGC